CCTGGGTGGATAAACACCTGGTGCCGCTGGCGAAGAAAAAGGGCGTTGACGTGAACGACCCGGCGCAGGTTATGGCGTTTGTAAACGCCATCGCGTCGAACACGAACGCGGCAAACATGCTGCTAAGCCGCATCCGGTTCAGTTCGAACATTTGGAAGGATCGGCGCAACGTCTTGCAGGCGAACGACACCGAAGGTTCAGACAAGGCCAATCAGCAGTCCACGGCAGGGAAGATGGACAACGCCCGTGCGCGCCTGGATGATGCGCAGACCCGTGTGGGCGAGGTGCTGATACCCGCTTTCGCCAACGCCATGGAACGGCTGGCCACGGGGCTGGAATCCGTTAACAAGTTCGCTGACGCAAACCCGAAGCTGATGGAAGGCGTAGTGCTGGGCCTGGGCGGGCTGGCTGTGGGCCTGACATTGGCAGCGCCCATTCTGGCCACGGCGGGCGGCGCCCTGACGATTATCGCGGGTATCAAGCTGGCGGGCGCGGTGGCATCGCTGCGCGATCTGAAGACGGCCGCCGAAGGTGTGGGACCCGCGACGGGCGGCGCAGCGAAGGGAATCTGGGGATTTCTCGGAAAGCTGGGGCTGGTGGCGGGGCTGGTGGAAACCGGGCTTACCGTGGCGAAGGCGGCCGGGCTGCCTGACGTGGACAAGGAAAAGGGCGCGGACGACGTTAAAAACGGCCGCTGGTGGGCCGCATCGGCTCACCTGAACCCGGTTGATTTCGGCGCGGCAGTATGGCGCCACATGACCGGGAAAGACCAGGACGCAGGCCCGGCCGCCGCGCCGACCATTCCGCCGATTGCGAGCGGCCGAAACGGCGGCGGTGCGCAGACTATCGACCAACGCCAGTATCACGTCGCCTTCCACCAGCAGCCTGGCCAGTCCGGCAAAGACGCGGTAAACGAGCTAATGACCCGCCTGGGGGCGCCAGCTAACAAGCTGGGTTCCGGGCTTTACGATTCGGGGCTGTAAGGCATGGCGAACGACAGCGGAAACCTGCCCACAATGATGGTGCTGGGCGATTACATTTTCTCGCTAAACACCCTGGTTTTTCAGGAATGGGCGCGAACGACAGAATGGAAGTGGCCCGCGCAGGAACGCATGGGCCAGCTCGCAGCAAAGCAATTCACGGGGCGAGGCGAAGACGCGCTGGAACTGCCGGGCGTGATTTACCCGGATTACAAGGGCGACATTCAGAGCCTGGATGAACTGCGCGCCATGGCTAACGACGGGCTGCCCTACGATCTGACGGACAGCATGGGGTTCTATCAAGGCCGATGGGTTATCAACCGGCTGGACGAAAAGCAGACGCACCACAAGACGGACGGCACGCCGCGCAAAGTGGAATTCACGCTGCGCCTGTCGATCTTTGACGACGGCACGACGGCCGACGACGGCAGCAGCGTGCTGGACAAGGCCAGCGGGGCAGCGACGGCCGCCACCACGGCAACCGGCACCACCAGCGCCCTGTCCGGGTTCGCGAGCATGGCAAAGACCGTGCAGACCACGGCCGCCACAGCGCTGGGCAGCCTGAAGGCGGCAGCCGCGCAGGTGCAAACCGCCGTTGCGCCAGTGCTGGCCGAAGCAAACAGCGCTATCGGCGCGCTTAACCGTTCCATTTCCGTGGTGAATGATCTGCGATCCACGGCCGCCAACGTGGCCGCGCAGGTGCAATCCATCGGCAATATCGGCGCCGTGTTGAGCGGGTCAAAAACGCTGCTGGACAAAATCGAGGCACTAGGCACGGGCGCTTCGTCGGCAACCCGCGTTATCGGGAATATCAGCCTTGTGGCGGGTTCCGTGCCGTCCAGCGTGTCCACGGCCCTGTCGAGCGCGAGCAACGCCACCGCGTCCGTTTCCAGCCTGCTGGATAGCACAAAGACCGCTGCCAATTCCCTGCTGGCCAAATTCTCATGACAGCACAATATCTTTCCCGCGAAGGCGACACGCTGGACTATATCGCCTGGGCGCAATACGGGACCGTCACACCGTCGATTCTTAACGCGGTGCTGGCGGCTAACTATGGCCTGGCTGACCTGGGGCCGGTGCTGCCGGTGGGCACCGTCGTGGCGCTGCCTGCAATCGACGTGGCAACGGACGTGGCGACCACGGGCGAGGTTTCGCTATGGACGTGAACGTTACGCCGTCGTTCTCGCTGAAGGCGAACGACAACGACATAACGACCATCATCGTGGATCGGTTTGTATCGCTTTCGCTGACGGACGAAACCGGCGACAACGCGGACAAGCTGGAAATTGTGCTGGCCGACCACGTGGACGATGCGCGCATTAAAAAGCCGCCCACGGGCGCGGAAATCGCACTATCGCTTGGCTATGACGGCGTGATGACGGCGAAAGGGATGTTCGTATGCGACAGCGTGCGCCGCACGGGCTGGCCACGCCAGCTTACGATTGTGGCGCACGCTGCGCCGTGGGACGAAACACCGAAAGGCAAAATAGACTTTCAGTCCCACAAGTCGCGTGCGTGGAAGGTGGGAACGACCATCGGCGCAATGGTCCAGAAGATGGCGAAAGAGCATGGCATGACCGCGCTGGTTTCGCCATCGCTGGCCAGCGTGGCGCTGCCGCACATTAACCAGTCCGAAGAATCGGATATAAACCTGCTGCTGCGCATCGCGAAGAAATACGACGCCATTGCAAAGCCAGCCGGTGGAAAGCTGATTTTCACCAAGCGGGGCGACGCCACGACGGTAAGCGGTGCGGCGCTGCCAAAAATTCCGGTGGCGGCCAGCGATTGCGGCGCATTCCAGTGGGAAGAATCCACGCGCGAGTCGGCGGGCACCGTGGTGGCCTATTACCACTCGAAGCGCAGCGCGAAGCGGCACGAAGTAACGGCGGGCACGGGCGAGCCGGTTAAGCGCCTGAAGCAGTATTTCCCCACGCCCGCCATGGCCCTGGCTGCCGCAAAAGCGGAACTGGCGAAGCGGGCGCGCGGTGCGTTCCGGTTCAACGTGAATATTCCGGGCGAGCCGCGATTGACGGCCGAATGCCTGCTGGACGTTACCGGGTTTGGTGACGAGTCAGACGGCGAATGGCTGGTTAAGCGCGCAATTCACAACATGAGTAAAGACGCATATCGCTGCGTGGTTGACTGCGAAAGACCGAACAGCGACGCCGACGTGGAAGCAGTCATGAATGGCACGGAATCGGACGCGGCAGACTAGCGAGAGCCGTATTATCCAGATGGACGAAACGCCGACCGTTCGCCACCGCCGCTGCCGCCCCGCGCGCCCCTGCATGCCAGGGAAGCGGGGTTTATCCAGATGAACGCAGGCCGCCCGCCTGCGCTTCGTTTTAGTCTTCCTCGCCTTCCACGTCCATGGCTCCATGAAGCGGGCAGGGCGGGCGGCCGACTTCCAGCCACTTGCGCGTGATTCGCACCGTGTAGCCGCATTCGGCGCACATGGCTTTGAGAAGCCGGGCGGATTGCTTTTTGGGGCCGGTGGACGATTCACCATCGCTTTCTTCACCCAGGCTAGAACCGTCGTCGCCTTCCCCGCGTTGTTGCCCGCGTGCATTGGTCCAGCGCAGGCTGGCGTGCGGGATTTTGCCCAGCTTGTCAATGAACGGTTGCGCCCACTCCACGAACGCCGGGCCAGGCGTGGTGGCCGTAAGCGGGCGGTTCATGCCAAGCGCCAGCGCCGTGCGGGCAAATGCGCCTTGGTGGCCGCACTCAAAACCCACGGCCGCATGCGTCAGTTCATGCGCAAGGTGGCACGCGATAACCATAGAATCGGCTTCGTCCGGGCGGATATGGATTTGAAAGCGCTTATCCGCGCTGGCGCTGGAATGCCAGCACTCCGCTGCTGCGCGGCCGTCTTTGCCTGCGGACGGGAAGCCCACGGACACATAGAACGGCGGCAGCGGGTGGCCCAATTCTTCGAAGCGCGGGGCCATCAAGTTTGCCATTTCGTTAAGCCAGGTTTCGCGGTTCATGCTGAAAGTCCCTTTCGTTTCGTTATTCGTTTAAACGCAAAACGGATTCTAGTCGTTTACTTTTGGAAACGCAAGCGGGCGTAAAAAAGCCCGTGGCGAACAATCCACGGGCTTATTACTTCAGGCTATGAAAACAGCCTTACTTATGCTTAAAAAGGTATATCGTCGTCCATTTCATCGAAGCCGCCGCCCGCTGGCTTACCTGCTGCGGCCGGGCGTTCCTGCCGTTCGCGCGCCGGGCGTTCGCTGCGCTGGCCACCATCGCCTGACGATCCGCCGCCTTCGCGCGGGCTGCCTAGCATTTTCATGGTATCGGCCACAATTTCCGTGCTGTAACGGTCCGTACCGTCTTGCGCTTGCCACTTGCGCGTTTGAATCTTGCCCTGGATGAAAACACTTGCTCCAGACTTCAGAAACTGGCTAACGATTTCCGCCAGCTTGCCGAAGAATGCCACGCGGTGCCATTCGGTGCGTTCCTGTTTGGCGCCGTCTTTGTCTTTCCACGTTTCCGTGGTTGCAATGCGGATATTGGCTACAGCGTCACCGCTGGGCAAATACCGCACTTCAGGGTCCGCGCCCAGGTTGCCAATGAGTTGCACTTGATTCAAATATGCGGGCATGAAAGTGACTTTCCGAAAGTTAAATTGTATTACGAAAGACGCATGTTACGCGAACGTGGACGGCTGCGCCACGGCGCGAGTAAGCATCATGAAGCCGATTTGCAAATGGCGCTTCCCTTCCTCTTCCCAGCCCATGGCTTCGATTGCCACGGACTGGTTTTCTTCGTCGCCACGCGCGGCCGTGTACTGTTTCGCGGTGCGCTTTTGTACGGCTTCCACCAGCCGTTTTGTTTCTTCCCCGTGCGCCTGGATGCGTGCCAGAAGTTCTGCCGTTTCCGGGCTGGTGTTTTGCGTCATTTGGTCCATTTGTGGTTCCTTTCTTGCTATGTCAACGCGGAACGTTTAATACATTCCGCGTGAATGATTATCAGCGATACCTTTCAAATTCTCTAGCGCAAACAGGGCCACAAAACAGCCTTAATTCGTCGCCTTCGAACGGTTCGGCACACCGTGGATTTTTGCAGCAGCCTTCTGCGGCCACACGCGGCGCTGCTTCCGCGCGTGCCCGTTGAGCCTGGATGGATTGCGCCAGGTCAATCTCGATTCTGTGCTGGGCTTGGTCCAGCACGTCCGAAAACAATTCAGCCATTTGCATGGTTCTCTGCGCGTTCCATGGCGATGACGGCGCCAGCCAGGTAATTGATTGCGCCCAGCAGTTCCCGCACGCCAGCGCCGTGCGGCAGGCGCTGCGATTCTTCGGATTTTTTGAACGCCTGGCCCAGCAGCGCGCCGACACCGAAACGCCGCGCCATGTCCTGCATAACTTGCGCGTCGAACGGTTCGCCGTCTTGCGCGTGGCGTTCCGCACCCTTGCCGTGGGCGGCCTGCTGGAAAGCGCGAGCCAGCACGCGGGCAAGGCTCTGATAGCCGGGCGCGTCCAGCAGCACGCCGGATTCAGCATGCGGCTTCTGCGGAATCACTTCCAAGGCGCCGAAATGGAAATGGTCGTGTGCGCCGGGCTGTTTGCTGGCAAGCTGCACCACCACCATGCTGCCGTCGAACCGAACCACGCGGCCGTCGCAGCCCGCCATGGGCACGTGTACCGTGTCGCCCACGGATACGGAAAGGGTATTGGTGGCTGTCATTACGCCGCCCCTTCCAAAGCAGCATTCACGCCCGCCAGTTCAGTGCCACCCGCTTGCGCTTCGGTGCGTTGCTTGTCGAACGCAGCGGCCTGTTCCTTCAGGTCTTCCGGGCAGCCCTTGGTGCTGATGCGCTTTTTGATCGCGGCCGGTACGGCTGCCCACGCCTTTACCAGTTCGGCGGTGCCCTTTGCCGCTTCCAGGCGCAGCGCGTCCAGCGTGCGTTGCTTTTCTTCGTCCACCTTGGTGCCGCCATCCACCCATTCACGGATGCGCAGGCCGTGTTCATAGCCCAGGAAGCCTTCGTGCCAGCCGACCGTCCCCACGATTTCTTCCAGGTCCGGGTGGCTTTTCAGCACTTCGCGCTGTTTGCCGCCGTCGTACATCATGATCGACACGGTAAGTTCGAACGGGAAATTCTTTTCGCAAATCGGCTGGATGCCCTGCGGTTCGTATTCCGTCTTTCCGTTGACCCGGACCATTTTCGTTTTTTCGCGGGCACGCATGCACGCGATAACGTGCATAGGCGACGACAGCAGCGCATTCACGAAACGCTTATGCTCTGCCTTTGCGTCGTTCCACTTTGGAACCTTCAACACTGAGCCGGGCGGGTTCGCGATTTCTTCACAGCCGCCAGTGCCTTCCCATTCATGCGACGTGCTATCAATAATCAGCACTTCGAAACCAGCCTTTGCCGCGCCTTCAATCACGTCAATGTAGCGTTGCGGGCTGAACGGCGCGTACAGGTCGTGAATCATGAATTTCTTCACGTTGCCTTCTGCGTCCTGCAGGACGCGGGCGAACAGACGGCCGCGCCGGTTTTCCGTGCAGACAAAGCCGATTTTCGACGTGTCGCCCTTCACCATGCCGTGGGCGATTTCCAGCGCCGTGCGGGTCTTGCCGCCGCCGCTCACCCCAGCCAGGCCAATCACCAGCCGGGCGCCTTCGCGTTCCGCAACTTCAAATTTGATAGTCACTTTCTTATGTTCCTTTTAGGCCGCCAAGACGCTGCACGCCCTGGCTGACATACCAAGCTGGCAATGCCAGGCTTTCCACTTTCTCGCTGTACGCCGGAAACTTCCCGCTTTTCAGGCATTCCGCGTATCGGTTCAGATTTGCCCGATACTGCATCCGGCCTAGCTCTACGTCTTCCGCTCGCAACACATACACGCCGACCGCATGCGGCGCCCTTTTTTCCACCGCGATAAACACAAACGCACGCGGCTTGCGCTTCACTGCCGCCAGGCCATCCCTGTAAAACGGGTCCTGGACGTGATACCGATAGTTAGCGCAAGACTTCGCGAATTCATGCGGGCTTGCGTCTTCCGTCGTCTTCAGGTCCACCACGTAATCGTCGTCAGTCAGGTAATCAGGCCGACAGCGACACAGCACGCCTGTTACCTTGTCAATCCAGTACACGGATTGTTCAGGACGCCCAGGTTTTTGCAGCAAGGCTGCTGCCTTCGGATGCGCCATAACGGCTTCGCGCATCTTGTGCA